TAATCCGCCAATAAAAACAATCAGAAATGAAACTATTATATTCGATGTTAGTGATAGCTCTCTTTCTATAGATTCTCCAACTTCTGGTAGAATTCCTTCATTTGACTTTAATTTATATAAAGATTCGAGTTTATCAAACTTATTATTTGCTATTGATTCTGAAGGAACCTCGCAAATAATAAAGAATGGAAGTGTTGGATTAAATGATGCTACAGTTCAAATAAATTTAAACTCAAATTTACCTGATACTTTATTTTACAATCTAGATCCAATTGAAAACAACACTAACTTAAATATAAAGAAAGAAATAAAAGTTGACTCTGAAGTGGAGTCAAATAATTCCATAGAACTGAGAAATAGTGCTTTTTCTGGTCCTAAGGTAATTACGGCAGTTGGAATGAGTACGGTTGGTTTAACTAGCTTTACTTACGAGGTTGAAAATAGTTTGGAATTTATACCGTATAATCAAACAAACTCCAGTATTAGTTACACTACTTCATCAAAAACAGAAAAGGGTCCAATAGCAGGTTTTGAAAGATTGTCCTCTGGAGAAGGATATACTTCTTTCCCATTTATAAATGGAGTCATTAGTGAAGAGGGTACAGATGCCATTTTGGTCCCAGAATCTGACAATATAGGTTCTGTAAAGTCTTCGGAAATCGTTGATATTGGATATAATTATTCTATAGACAAAACCTTAAGACCTTTCGCAAGATTACCTCAAATATTTAAAATTGAACCTCTTTCAAAAATTGCGAATGTTGGACTTACTTCTATAGGAGTTAATTATAACTCACCTCCAGATTTAATAGTGATAGATTCATTTACAAATAAAGTTGTAAATGATTTGATATTAGATTTGGATATTAAAACTAGTAAAGTTTCTATTATAAAAAATACTAAAGGTTTTTATAATAATATACCAAAAATAATACCAACAAATAACACTAACGGAATTAAAATTTCTAATATTACATATGATTCTGGAAATAAAGAAGTTACAGTAACTTTAGATACAAACTTTTCTACTGAAGAACTTCCATTTGAGGTTAATGATAAGATAATTATAGAAGGAATATCTATAACAGGATCTGGGATTGGTTATAACTCTAAGAACTACAATTATTCTTTATTTAAGATAATTTCCATAGATCTGTCTGGATTTTTACCAAAGATAAAATACTCACTTAAAGAATACTTAGGAGAAACTCAAACACCAGGAACTTTTGATTCTGCAAATTCTGCTGGGACTATAACTCCAGAAAAATATTTCCCACAGTTTACTATTTCACTTGAAAAAAATAATTTTTCTATTAGAGAAACTGTTAGATATGGAAATAAAACCGGAAAGGTTGTTCAGTGGGATTCTAAAAATGAGGTATTGAAAATACAAACTGAATTTAAATATGAGGGAGAATCTATTATTGAAGGAACTTCCTCAAATTCTTCGGCATTAATTAGAAGAAATGTTTCTGAAGATACATATTATCTAATAGATTCATCTTCAGTTTCAGCAGGTTTTTGGAACACTGATACGGGATTTTTAAATAATTCAATACAAAAAATTGCTGATAATGATTATTATCAATATTTCTCATATTCTTTAAAATCTGAGATTTCTATTAGTGAATGGAATCTTGCTGTTAATGATTTAAATCATACATCAGGATTTAAAAGATTCTCAGATTTGCAAGTTATATCTACTACAGATGAATTTAGTGGAATCTCTACAGTCCAAAGACCAGATGATTTAGGTATTGTAGTTGACTTAAATAGTCAGGTAGATATAAATTGCGTTTTTGATTTTGATTTAGTTTCTGAAAATTATTTCTTCATCGACGACACTTTATCAACAGATGAAATTTATTTAGATTCTAGAGTAATACAAGACTATTCAGAATCAATTGGCAATAGAGTTTTAGTCATAGACGATATTAGCAATGAATTTAATACAAGGTTACCAGCAACATTCGTAACATCATTTAACATCTAAGTAAACAAATGGCAAAAATAAGATCTCAAAAACTTTTCTTAAATGTATCTGATGATAGATTTAGTGATAGAAAGCAATCTTCTATTGTAGGGTCTTTGACTAATGGAACAGAACTTTTCATTAACAATTATGCTAAAGTGTTTACTGCAGATGAACTTGGTACTTTTGATGTAGTTGTTTCTCCAGATGGATCAAACAATCTTCAGTTTTTTCCTTTGGACGGAAGAATAAATGAATACAACTACAGTTTTATCACCTATGATATTAAACGGAATGTAGAAGATACTTCAAATTTTCTTCTTGGAGATATTGTAAGTATAGGTTCTTCTTACTCTGAAATTAGTGCAGGAGGATCTGGAGTCATTTCCAAAATTTCTACTGATTACACTTCTTCTAAAGTTTTAGTGGAAGTATCTTCATCAAACAACTTTTATGAATATACTGAAATAACTTTGGTTGTAGATTCGAATTTGAATGATGTTATTATATCCGATTTTGGAAAAATAGTTTTTGATGACGATCCAACTGTTGCCGGTATAGGAACCTTTAATGCTTTCATATCTGGATCTGAAGTAAATTTGGAATATTATCCAGATCACGCAACTTTGGGTGATTGTAAAATTAATACTATCAATATTGGAATTGCCAATACAAACTTTAGTCAAGAAGGAACAATAAATTTAAGATCTGGTTCTCTGCAGTCTATAAAAACGGAAATAACTGCTAGTCCCACACCATCAGCAAATGTTGTAGGTTCTTATAGTGAAGACTTTCAATCTTCTTACATAATAGCGCAGGTTACAAATTTAGATACGGGAGACCTTGAGTTTTTAGAACTTTTTGTAGTTAATAATAACACAGATGTATTTTTTGTAGAGTATGGAAATATTGTAACATCAAGCTTTTTAGGTTCTTTTAGTACAAATAAATCAACAAATACAGAAATATTATTTACACCAATAGAAAATGCTAATATTGAAGTTGTTCTTTTCTTAAACAACATAACTTTTATTGAGTTCTCAAACTTTCCCCCACAATTAGACTTAGAAAACTCTTCTATTAGTTCGGGCAATGCAATATTTGGATCGGGAGATAAAACCTCATTTGATTTAAAATATCAAGGAGATTTTATATTTGAAAAACTATTCAGAGGAGATCTTCCTGAAAAAGTTAATTTGGATAAAGACTCTATAAGAATTCCAAATCACTTTTTTGTTACTGGAGAACAAATATCTTATAGATCAAATAACTTTGACCCAGAAAATACTTCGTCTTCTATTGGAATTGCCCCTACAACAATATCCGGAGTTGGATTGACAGATAAACTTTCTGGCGATTTGTATGTTTATAAAGTAGATAATTCTAATATAAAATTTGCTTCTAGTGCTCAAAATGCCTTGGCACAAGTACCAGAACTTTTAAACATAACATCTTTGGGTATTGGAAGAACTCATTATGTTACATCCACAAAACAAAACCAAAAATGCATTATTACAATTGATAATGTAGTTCAATCTCCAATATATGTAAGCACTTCCGGAACAAGCATACTTCAGAATAATTTAATTGATAATACTTCAGAATTGAGTTTAACTTTTGAAGATATAACAGATTTTTCTTCTGGAGAATTCATAAGAGTTGACGAAGAAATTATGAAAATAGTTTCTGTGAATTCTGGAACAAATGAAGTATTAGTCAATAGAGGAGTTTATGGAACTGGAATTTCTTCGCACTCATCAAATACTTTAATAGAAAAAATTGAAGGTAACTATAATATAGTTGGAAGTAGAATATATTTTGGTTCGGCTCCATATGGTGAGGATATTTCAACAATAAATGCGTTTGGAAGTGTCATAACAGAAAGTACTGTCAAATCAACATTTCATGGAAGAGTGTTCATCAGATCTGGTATTCCAGAAGGATCTGAAGAAACTTACCAAAACAACTATCTTTTTGATGATATATCAGATAATTTTAATGCCATAGATTCAAACTTTAGTTTAACCTCAAATGGTTCAAATATACTTGGGATATCAACTGATAGAGCAGTTGTTCTTATAAACAATGTAATGCAAATACCAGAAGATGACTTTACATTGACTGAAAATTTAACAGAAACTAATATACAATTTACTGGGGCGGCGACATCTGTTTCTTATGATCCTAACGTAGCTTCGATTCCAAGAGGAGGAATACCAGTATCAATTGGATCTTCAAATGGTCTGGGTTATCAAAAGTTAGTTTCTGCCGGAGGAACCGCAATTGTATCTGGTTTAGGTACAATATCAAGTATTAGTATAGGGTCTAGTGGATCTGGATATAGAGCAGGAATACAAACAAATATAAGAGTTGGAGTTAAATCCGGAACAAGTTTAGAGTTTATAGGAACTGCGGTAGTTTCAAACGGATATATTGTAGGAGTAACTATAACAAATCCAGGAGGAGGATATACAATATCAGATCCGCCAGAAGTTATTATTGATTCCCCACTTCCATACTCAAATATTCCATTAGTTTATACTTCTTTAGGGACATCTGGTTTGGGGACAGAAGCAAAGGTAGACATTGTTGTTGGTCAAGGGTCAAGTGTGATAGACTTTAACATTAAAAACTATGGATATTCATATTCTCCAGGAGATGTTTTGACTGTAGAAACTGGAGGTTTTACTGGCATACCAACAGATCCATCAATATCTTTTGAAGAGTTTAGCATTAATATAGAAACTGTTTTTAAGGACAATTTCTCTGGATGGTATGTTGGAGGACTAAAACTTCTAGATGATATAAGTTCACAATTTGATGGAAATAGAAAAACATTCTTTTTATCTGATAATGGAAACATATTCTCAATTATATCCAAAAAAGGATCTGATATTGATGTTGAAGCAACCATTTTGGTAGTATTGAATGATGTTATACAAGTTCCAAACATAGCATATACTTTCTCTGGAGGAAGCAGACTTGTATTTAAAGATTCTCCCAAAAAAGGAGATAGTTGCAGTATTATATTCTACAGAGGAACTGATGGTATTGATGTTTTGGATGTTGATATTGAAAATACAGTCAAGAAAGGTGATACTTTACAGATAATAGGAAATAAACCAAGTTTAATAGAGAAAAGTAGAATTGTTGAAGAAATAACTAGTCCAAATTCAGTGGATACAAACTTATATTCTTCTTCAGGAATATCTCAAAACTTAAATCTTTTAAGACCAGTAACTTGGTGCAGACAAAGAGAAGATTTGGTAATAAATGGAAAGATTGTGGGAAAAGATAGACCTGAATATGAACCAAGAATAAATCCAACCTGCAACCTAATAAAGAGTGTTGGAATTGGAAGCACTATGATATTCGTAGACTCTCTAGAAACTTCTTTCAACTACAAAAATGAAGATCCATCTTCATCCGACTTTATTGAGCAAGTAGAAATAGTTGAAACTTCAGATAAGATTTCCGCAAGATTTTCTGCTACAGTCAATTCTTTAGGTAATATAGATTCTATTAATATTGTAGATGGTGGTTCTGGATATTTAGATGCTCCAATAATATCAATACCTGCTCCCACATTAGGAGTTTCTGGAATAGCAAGTGCTGTAGCAACAGTAAGTTCAGGTTCAGTCAATAGCATTACAATAACAAATCCAGGTTTTGGATACAGTGAATCTTCTCCTCCATCAATACTAGTAGAAACGCCAGAATTTAGAAAAACTTATTTAAAGAATATTACATACACTGGAGATTATGGAATAATTACTGGAGTTTCAACAGGTTCTGTTGGATTTGCAGTAACTGGAATATTATTTGATCTTCTGATACCTATAGATTCTCCATTGAAGGATAGTAGATACACTTCACCAACAATTTTAACAACAGGGATAAAAGAAAATTACTATTTGAAGGTTTCAAATACAAATATAGGAAATCCAGTGACTTCTTTAGATAGTAATGGAAATATAATTGGTATTGGAACCCAATACTTAGACAACGTATATCAAGTTGCTTCAGCCACTTTATTTACAAACTTTAATGGATATGGTTATGAAATTACTTCTCCAGTAGATATTGTAAGAGTTGCTGTTAGTGTTTCCGACTATAATGCTCTCACTGGAATTGGTTCTGATAAGTATTTTGGAGATTTTAGTTGGGGACTAATATCCACAAACAGTGCAGGAATACAAACTTCTTTTGACGTTGGTATAGAAAATGGTGTAGTTGGACTCAATAGTTCGCCTACAGTAAAGAGATTTAATCCATTGAAATCAAATACATATACCGTGGTATAATAAATAGTTTTAAAATTTTTAAGATAAATGTCAGCAATTATAACTGATCAGTTTAGAATATTAAACTCAGAGAATCTGGTCAATTCCATAGGATCTACAGATTCTGCATACTATACTTTTGTAGGTTTGACCAATGCTGAAGAATACGACCCAAATTGGGATTTTACACCACCAACACCAATAGATTCTTTCAATAACTTTGATGATATTTGGGATACTGTCATCGCCCTTAAAAAAATTAATAAGGTAAATGACGTAAGAAGAGTTGTTAGAAAAATTCAGTGGACTTCTGGAACTACTTATGATATGTACAGAAGTGACGTAAGTAGAAACAGTAAATCAATACCTTCTGGACAAACAAATTTATATTCATCAAATTTTTATGTTATAAACAGCGATTTTAGAGTCTACATTTGTTTAAATAATGGAATTACCCCAGAAAACAACACTGGGAGACCTTCTTTGGATGAACCCACCTTCACAGACCTAGAACCAAGGACTCCTGGCGATAGTGGAGATGGTTATGTATGGAAATACTTATATACCATCAAACCAAGTGAAGTTGTTAAGTTTGATACTTTGAATTACATTCCGGTTCCTTTGGACTGGAATGCTACTGAGTATGATGCAATAAGAGAAAATGCTGAAACCAGTGGACAACTAAAGGTAGTCACTATACAAAATAGAGGAAGTGGACTCGGTGCTCCAAGAACTTATACCAATATAAATATAGTCGGAGATGGATCTGGAGCTAAGGCAACAGTTGTTGTTGGAGAAGACTCTACTGTAGAATCTGTAAATATAACTTCTGGAGGATCTGGTTATACTTATGGTTCTTTAGATCTTTTATCTGGAGGTTTGGTTTTATCTTCAGGTTCAGTCTCACCGGTGTTTAATGTCATCATTCCACCTCCAGGTGGTCATGGAAGCGATATTTATAGGGAACTTGGGGCATATAATGTTTTAATTTATTCTAGAATTGAAAATGACCCATTAAATCCAGATTTTGTTGTTGGTAATAAAATTGCTAGAGTTGGCATTGTAAAAAATCCTACAAAGTTTTCTTCGTCGCAACTTGGCACAGATGATAAGTATAGTGCCGTATATGCTCTTAAGTTGGTAGGTTCTACAAATAAAGATGATTATCAGAATGCAACATTTTCTAATAACGATGAGATATTTCAAACTATAGGAACTGGTGTCACTGCTGTTGGTAGAGTAGTGTATTATGACAATACTACAGGTGTTTTGAAGTATTGGCAAGATAGAACTTTGGTTGGTTTTAATACAGCAACTTTAGACCTTTCATCAACTCCTCCAGAATATGGATACAATATTAACAGATTCACTTCATCACCTTCTTCTGGAGGATCTTTAGAAATTAGAGGTGGAAGTGTAAACTTGATTATAGACCAAAGTTTTAGCGGTATAACCACAGTGCTAAATAATAACACAACTTATAATCTGGGACAAAACTTTGATTCGGGCGTGTCAAATCCAGAAGTTCAAAAATATTCTGGGGATATAATTTATATTGATAATAGACCATCTATTATCAGATCTGCCAATCAAAAAGAAGATATTAAGGTTATTTTACAATTTTAAGTAAAAAATCATGCCACAGGAAACAAATTTAAACATATATCCATATTTTGACGACTATAGTAATTCCAAAGACTATCATAAGGTACTGTTTAAACCAGCTTATCCTGTACAAGCAAGAGAACTAACTACCTTACAGTCTATATTACAGTCTCAAGTTGAAAGATTTGGAACTCATATATTCACCGATGGTTCTAAAGTACTTGGCGGTCAGTTGACCTATAACAATAGGTTAGACTATGTTATTTTAGAATCTGATTATTTTGGTGCTAATGTAGAAGATACGTTAAATGTATTAAATAAAAGTATAGTTGTTGGAAGAACAAGTGGAGTAAGGGCAGAGATTATATTTTCTATTAGTAGAAATATATCATACTTAAATGCCACAACAATTTATGTAAAATACTTGAGTCCTGGAACCGATGCCGCAAGAAGTGAAAAGTTCATTGATGGGGAAGTATTAGAAGTTGAAGAGAATGTTCCTAACCTCTCAGAAAATGATACAGAAAATGAAAATATTCAGATAATTTTGAGATCTGGTCAAGGTTTTGCTTTGACAAGAAGAACAAACTCTACAGGATTTGCCTCTTCAGCAAGAATAGAGTCTGGAGTATTTTTTATTAGAGGATTTTTTATAAACGTAGGATCTTCCAGAATACTTTTAGACCAGTATAGATCAAATGTCAATTTTAAAGTTGGATTAAGAGTATCTGAAGATATCATAACTTCTGATCAAGATTCTACTCTTAATGATAACTCTAATGGTTTCTCAAACTTTGCTGCTCCTGGGGCAGATAGATTTAAAGTATCAGCAAGGTTAGATAGAATTGATTTAAATGAAACTGAAACTAGTGATTTTATCACAATAACAGAGATAAGAGACGGTGAAGAAATATCTGCAAACAATTTGCCACAATATAGTGAAATTGCTTCAGAATTTGCAAGAAGAACTTTTGATGAGTCTGGAAATTATTATGTAAAATCGCCAAACTTATCAGTTAAAGAAACACTAAACAATTATAAAGGAAACAATGGAGTATTTTCTCCAAATAGAGAAACTTATAACGGAAATACTCCAAGTGAGTCTTTAGGAACTTATGTAGTATCTCCAACAAAAGCATATATACAAGGTTTTGAAGTTAAGACAATAGGTTCTACATACTTAGATTTTGAAAAACCAAGAACAACCAAAAGTTTAGAAAATGAAAATGTAAATTATTTTACTGGACCAACTTTTACGCTCAACAGAGTTTATGGATCTCCAAAAGTTGGTTTTTCAACTTATTATGTAAGCTTACATTTGGATAGAGTTGGTTCTAATCAAAACCAACCTTCAGGAAAGGAAATAGGACTTGCGAGAGTCTATGACTTTGCTTTAGAGTCTGGTTCGTATAGCACAGAAAATCCAGATTCAAATGAGTGGGATATTTCTCTCTATGATGTCCAAACATATTCAGAATTAACTTTAAACGAACCAATAACTTTAGAAACTCCAACATATATTAAAGGAAATTCAAGTGGTGCCACAGGTTTTTTAAGATATGATACAAATAATTCCGGTATCTTAACTGCATATAATGTAACAGGAAACTTCTTAATTGGAGAAACTTTCACATTTGATGGTATTAAAAATACAAGAATATGTAGAACAGTAAACTCTTATGGTGTAAGTGATGTAAAATCTTTATATGGAATAGTTGGATCCGCTTATACTTTTACTGCAGATGTAAAGCAAAAATTGGGTAATGATATTGGATTGGTATCTATTAGTTCTGAATCTGGCGGAAGCAGTATAGTATCCTCTGCGGATTTTATATTTACAAATGTAGCAAAAGTAGATGATATTGTAGCATTTACAAATCCTGGTCAAGAAATAGTCAATTTTGCTCAAGTAGAAGTTGTAAACTCAAGCAGATTGACCATAATTCCAGTAGAAAGTGTTTCAGGGATATGTAGTGGTTCTTTACCAACTACCAATATTACTCCTTCAGACTTTAGAATACTTAAGAGCTCTTATCAGAGATCTGAAGACAATACACTTTATACACAATTACCAAAGGCAAATATAAGTTCTGTAGATTTGTCAAATTCAGATTTGATAATAAGAAAGCAATATGATGTTATAGTTGTAGCAAATAGTTTCACACTTAATGCTGGAGATAACTTAGTATTTTTGCCTTTTGATGAAGAAAGATATTGCTTAGTCAACGAAAATGGTTTAACTGAAGAACTTACTCAAGATAAGGTAGACACTTCAGGTTCTTCAACAATCACAATAAGTGGACTGGCAAATGATGGAAATGCTAAACTGATAGCAACTTTAAGAAGGACTAACATTAAAGAGAAAGTAAAAGATAAAAACACAGTAAATACTTTAATAGTTTCAAAATCAATTCTTTCATCTTCGGGTATTGGAACAACAACATTAAATGATGGTCTTGAGTTTGGGAACTATCCATATGGGACAAGAGTTCAGGATGATGAGATTTGCTTAAACCAATGCGAAGTGACCAAGATTCATGGAATATATGAGTCATCTACAGTTTCAAATCCAACCCTTCCTTCCATTGTTTTCTCCAGTATCAGTGGACCTTCAGGAACAACTTCAGACCTAATTTTAGGAGAAGAGTTTATTTCTTCGGAAAGTAATTCTTTAGGAATTTATGTTGAAAGGAATACTGGATTAAATATTGGTTATTCCAAACTTTCTTCTTCTCAAATAACGCCAGGAGAGGTTATTACATTTAAACAGTCTGGAATAAAGGCTGTTGTTTCAAATACAATTGAAGGAAGTGTCAATATTATGGATAATTACACTTTGAATAAAAATGAAAAAAATACAATTTATGATTATTCAAAGATTGTTAGAAAAGAAAATAAAAAGTCTCCCATTAAAAAAATTAAAATTGTATTTGAGGCCGCAAGTTTTTCCGATTCCGATTCTGGAGATATAACAACAAAAAATAGTTATGATTCCTTTGATTACTGCAACCTTTCAAAAATAAATGGTATAAGGACAAGCGACATTATTGACATCAGACCAAGAGTACCAAAATATACAGTTTCTGAAGGGACTCGTTCTCCTTTAGAGTTTTTGGGAAGAGATATTAGCGCCAATAAAAATTCTTCAAAGGATATTTTGGCATCAGATGAGTCCTTTTCTGTCAATTTCTCATATTATCTTCCAAGGATAGACAAAATATATCTATCTAAAGATGGAAAATTTCAACTCAGTAAAGGAGAACCATCAGAAACTCCAAGAATACCATCAAAAATTCAAAACTCTATTGAAATAGCAAAAATAGATCTTCCAGCGTATCTTTGCGATATTAAAGATGCTAAGATCACTTTAACTGACTACAAGAGATATCAGATGTCTGATATCAAGAGACTTGAAGATAGAATCAAAAACTTAGAATATTACACTTCACTTACAGTATTGGAGTCTGACACGGCAAACTTACAGATAACTGATGCTGATGGTTTGAATAGATTTAAGTCTGGTTTCTTTGTAGACGATTTTTCAAATACAAAATCTCAAAAGAAAAAAATTGCATCTAAAAACTGCATTGATATTAAAAATGCAGAATTAAGACCTTCGCACTATTCTACAGAAATTGATTTAATTTTGGGATCAAGTTCACTTTCTGGAATTGGAACAACACCAAATCCAAAAGTAGATGCTAGATTTATTACAGACTTAATAGGTCTCAATGTAACAAAAACTGGACAATTAGTTACTTTAGACTATCAACAAACTCCGGAAATAATACAAAAATATTCAAGTCAGTTAAGCAATGTTTCCGCATATTCATCTTCATTCTTTAGTGGAACTTTAGATTTGTTTCCAGCGTCTGATGTTTGGGTAGATCAAATTAGAGTTGAGCCAAAGTTGGTTAATACTGAAGGTAATTATGTAAAGACAGAATTGCAGCTTGAAGAAGAAGGATACGACCAACAATCTGGTTTTAGTCCTACTGTTTGGAACTCTTGGGAGACTATTTGGACAGGAGAAAATATAGAAAAAACTTCTGAAGAAGTTACTATAGGTAATGAGATAATTAGGGAAGATTATGAGCAAGTAACTAAAACTGGAACTTCTACAAGAACGGGAAAAAGAAAAATTCTAAGAGAAGTAATTGAAAATACTTCTTTTGGTGACCAAGTTTTAGATTCTTCAGTAATTCCATACCTTAGATCTAGGAACATTGAATTCACTGGAAGAAGGCTCAAGCCATTTACTCAATTATATTCTTTCTTTGATGGAGTAGATGTCAACAAATATGTCTTTCCAAAGTTGATTAAAGTAACAATGCTTGATGGATCTTTTGAAGTTGGTGAAGATGTAATTGGATATGCAGGATCTGGATATAATCCTTCCAGTGGCGTTGGAAATATGTCCGATAGAAGATGTGGTCCTTTAGTTACATTTAGAGCTAGAGTTGCCAAAATTAATCATAAGTTTGGTCCATACGATTCTCCAACACAAACCTTTATAAAGAATCCTTATGATAGAAATTCTGTTCTTCCAGATTCTTATTCAACTTCATCAGTTATTTTAAATATTGACACATTCTCTTTGGCAAATAAAGCGCAAGGAGAGTACTTCTCTCGCCCAAATGTTGGAATGGTTTTGACTGGAAGAACAAGTGGAGCAAACGCAAAAGTAGAATCTTTAGATTTGATTACAGATCAACTTGGAGATATTATTGGTTGCTTCTGGATACCAAATCCAAATGTTGATATAAATCCTAAGTTTGAATCTGGAACTAAAGTCTTTAGATTAACAAGCAGCTCAACTAATTCTTTACTTAAGGGAACTGTAAACTCTTCTGCTGAAGAACAGTATTATTCTGAAGGTAAGGTTAATACCGTACAAGAAAATATTATAGTAACTAGAAACTCTAGAGTTGATATTGAGGATGAAATTGAAACTCAAGAGGCAGTTGAGGTTGGAGATAATGAGCTTGTAAGTAGTACTGTAGTAGGGACCATAGAACCTCCATATGTACCTCCAGCAATAATACCAGAAACTACAGCACCACAAACATATTATAGTCCTTCTCCGCAATCTCCACCAACACCAGTACCAGTTAGAGAACCTGAGGTGGTAATTCCAGAAACCCCACAAGAAATTAATCAACTGGGAATTAGATTTGGTGGTAATGCCGCAGACAGATTGAATGATGCTTTAGCTCAAGCAGGACTTCCTCAAGATGCTTATCAGGGAATGCCAAACTCTGATGCGGTAGATTTATACAATCAGGCTGTTAGTAGATCGCCCTCAATTTCAAACCAATACACATTCAATGATAATACAACAAATAAAGTTGAAAAGGATAGTGGCAATAATAATGACACCAGAAAGAAAAGAGATGAGAAAAAGAGAGCTGATGAGAAAATAGCAGATCAATTCTTTAAAGATTTATTAAAGAAATAAACGATTTAATTTTATCACATTCAACAATATAAATATTCAATAAAGGCAAGAGATGAAATTATTAAATCCCCTAGCACAATCATTCTATGTTGAACATAGCAATGGAATGTTTGTGACTTCTGTTGATTTATATTTTTATGGGAAAGATTCTAACTTGCCTGTTACTATACAACTTCGCCCTATGGATTTGGGCCAACCCTCAAGAACTGTATATCCATTTGGTGAGGTTGTAGTTGATCCAAAAGATATTGAATTGACAGAGTTTGGAGTTATTCCTACTAGAGTAACATTTCCATCTCCAGTGTATCTGGAAGGAGAAAAGTTCCATTCTTTAGTAATTTCATCAAACTCGGACCAATATTTGGTTTGGATTGCTGAAATGGGTCAAATTGATACTGCTTCTGATAATACTGTCGTAATTGATAAGCAACCTCTTAATGGAGGTCTTTTTAAATCACAAAATTCATCTAGTTGGGTAGAAGAGCCGTATCAAGATTTGAAATTTACCTTATATAGAGCAAATTTCATAAGTTCCTCAGGAAATATTAATTTTTATAGCCCAGAGTTAAGTTTTGGTAATGATCAAATAGCAACTCTTCCACAAAATTCTTTAGAGATGACTGCAAAGTCGGTAAGACTTAAAGTAAATCAGGAAATTACTGATGCAGGTTTTTCTTTAGGAAGCACTTTACTTCAAGATCAAGTAAATGTTTCTGGCGATTATATTGGATTTGCCGGACCTGCTTCAATAGGATCTTTAAATATCATTAACGGTGGCATTGGATATGTTGGTCCAGCCACTTACTTAAATCAACAACTCACCTCAATAACTGGAACTGGTTTCAATGCTACAGCAGATATTGAAATAAACTCGGAAGGTGTGGCAATTGCTGCTTCAGTAACTTCTGGTGGTAATGGGTATGTTGTTGGAGATGTTCTTTCAGTTGATACACTTGGGGGAAGCGCATTAGGAAGAAATCTCAGACTTTCCCTATCTTCAGTTAGTGGAATCAAAGAACTAATAATTGACAATGTTCAGGGAGATTTTATTGTTGGAACTGGCAAAAGTTTAAAATATCTTGATATCTCAGGAACAGAGCAATTTTTAAATGGAGCAGGATCAAATGTTCAAATAGAAACTGGGGGAGTCACTACTTTAAGTGATGGTCTTAATGTTAAGGTGAATCATAGAAATCATGGAATGCATTCGCCAACAGATAGAGTTGAGTTGACAAATGTGAATAGTGATATTGACCCAGTGAGTTTATCTGTAGATTTTAACAAAAATGAAACTGTTGAAATTAACTTAACATCAACCACAAACTTTAATACATTTGAAAATCTACCTATATCAATAGCAAACCCAGGTTACATTAAGATTAATGGCGAAATTATCAGTTATACAACAGTTTCTGGAACAAAACTTTCGGGAATAACAAGGGGAATAGATTCTACTCAAGTAGATTCCCATTTTGTTGATGACTTAGTTATAAAGTACGAATTAAATGGAGTTTCTTTAAGAAGAATTAATAAAGTTCATACCTTAGAAGATTCTACAGTATCCGATCCAATTGGGTTGGATTATTATAATATAAAATTGAATATGGCAACTAATGGTATTGATAGGACTGATGGAACTTCTAATAAAAAGCTTTATGTGAAAGAAACAAAATCTACCGGAGGAAGTTTTGCCAACGCTACTCAAAATATTCAATATAGTTTAGTAAGACCAATAATTCAAACTTTGGTTTTGACAGGAACTAATATAAATTCTTCAATAAGAACTGTTTCAGGAAGAAGTATTGATGGAAATGAACCATCGTTCCAAGACCAAGGATTTGAACCAATAAGCTTAGATTCAAATAACTATTTCAATTCTCCAAGAGCTTTATTCTCAAAACTTAATGAATCTACAGGTCTTACAAACATTCCAGGAAGGAAATCAATAAATGTGAAAATGGATCTAACAACAACTGATGGATATATTTCACCTACAATTGATCTTGATAGAGTAGCACTAGTTTTATCTTCAAACAGAGTAAATAATAGAGTTACAAATTATGCAACTGATAATAGAGTGTCTTCGTTAAATAATGACCCTTCTTCTTTTATATACGCATCAAAAACTATTGAATTAGAAGTTCCAGCAACTTCATTAAAACTTTTATGTACTGCTTATGTAAACACTTTTAGTGACTTAAGAGCATTTTATGCTATACAAAATGACCCCTATGAAGATCCAATATATAATCCATTCCCAGGTTTTAATAACATTGATAGTTTAGGTCAAACTATCGATGAGTCACTATCAGATGGAAATCCCGATAGAAGAGTTCCTAAAGTTGACTTTTTGACAGTCGATAGTCCCATCAGTGCTTTCAAAGAGTATGAGTTTACTGAAAACAATATTGAATCTTTCAAATATTTTACAGTGAAAATTATTGGAACCTCAACCAATCAGGCATATCCACCAAGAATTAAAGATTTAAGAGTCATCGCTACAGCATAATGAAAAAAGTAAAAGAAAATTTAAGTTTATTGAGAGACGAAAATAATAATGCGATTGTAAATACAAATTATTCAGAATATCAAAATTACTTAAACTTAAAAAGAAGTAATAAGAATAAAAAGAAAAAAATAGAAGATATTGAAAATGAAATGGTGGAAATGAAGAATAGCATTGACGAAATAAAATCAATGCTTTCTTCACTAATGAAAAATATTAAATGATAGATATTATAAGAAAGTAATTACTAAAAATAAATGGCAAAACCATCATCTAGACAAGAGTTAATAAATTACTGTAAAAGACAACTGGGTTCTCCAGTTTTGGAAATTAATGTTGCTGACGAACAGATAGACGATCTTGTTGATGATGCGGTACAACTCTTCCAAGAAAGACATTTTGATGGAGTTATACAAACATATTTAAAATATAAGATAACTGATGATGATGTTTCTAGAGGTAGAGCATTAAGTGGTGGTGTGGGAATTGCAACTACTTCAGCAACTTCAACGACCGGAGTTACTTCAAAATATGAAGAAAACTCAAATTATATTGAAATACCAGATCATATAATTGGAGTGAATAAAATATTTAAATTTGACGGAAATAATATTGTCACAAATAATATTTTTAACAGGAAGTATCAACTTTATTTCAACGATCTTTATTATTGGAATTCAATCGATCTATTATCATATTCAATGACAAAAACATACCTTTCGGATATTGATTTTATTTTGACAACAGACAAACAAATAAGATACAATAGAAGGCAAGATAGATTATACATTGATGTTGATTGGCACGATGTTAGTTCTGGTGAGTATTTAATTATTGATTGTTGGAGAGCGTTGGATCCAAAAACATTTTCTGGTGTTTGGAATGATTCTTTTCTTAAGAAATATTTGACCGCACTAATAAAGCGTCAGTGGGGAATGAATTTGATTAAGTTTCAAGGAGTCAAACTTCCTGGAGGAATTGAATTTAATGGCAGACAGATATATGATGATGCCCAAAGAGAATTGGATATTCTTATAGAGAGAATGACATATGATAATGAAATTCCACCTCTAGATATGATTGGGTAATTAAAATGTTAAATCCATTTTTTCTTCAGGGTTCTAGCGGAGAGCAAAATCTTGTACAGGATTTGATAAATGAACAAATACGAATGTATGGCATTGAAGTTTATTACATGCCAAGAAAGTATTTGACGACAAATACTGTAATTAGAGAAGTTATTGAATCAAAGTTCGATGGAGCATATCCCATAGAAGCATATGTTTCATCTTATGATGGATATGGTGGTCAAGGAACAATACTTTCTAAATTTGGAATTCAGGACATTGACGATTTAACTTTAGTCATATCAAAAGAAAGATTTGAAAATTATATAAGTCCATTGTTAGAGGATCTTCCCGGAGTAGAATTGACTACAAGACCAAAAGAAGGAGACTTAGTATATTTTCCATTGGGAGATAGAGTTTTTGAAATAAAATATGTAGAGCACGAGAGTCCATTTTATCAACTTCAAAAAAATTATGTTTATGAGTTAAGATGCGAACTCTTTAGATATGGTGATGAAATAGTAGATACTTCCATCAATGAAGTTGACGACAATTTTATTGGTCAAACATACACACAGACTTTCAAAATGGTTGGTCTTGGATCAACTGCTGTTGCTTCGGTAGCAAGCATATTCGATGGTGCTGTTACCAAATTTAATGTAACAAATAGAGGTAATGGGTATTCATCAGCACCCACAGTAACTGTATCAAAGTCCCCCGTAACTACTGCTGTAGGAATAGCAACTTTAATAACAGGACTTTTTGATTTTTGTTCAGATTCTTCAGAGTCTTCAAAAGTTCAAGGAATTGAAGTAGTAAATCCTGGCAGTGGATATACAGTTTCTCCAATGGTAGCACTTTTTGGAGGCGATGGGTCTGGAGTAGAGGCAACTGCATCAATAGCAGATGGTGTTCTGGGCACAATAACATTATCTAGTGGTGGTTCTGGATATATAAGTCCACCAACTGTCACTATTGTAGGTTCTGCAACTAAAGAAGCTATTGCTGTAGCACAAATAGCAAATGGTACTGTTACTTCAATAAGATATCTAAATGCGGGAGTAGGATATACTCAAGCACCTACAATACAAATATCTTCTCCATATCTTGTTGGAGTAGGAACTTATCAGTTTAATGAAGTAGTAATTGGTTCTTCAAGTAGCACTACAGCATATGTAGAATCTTGGAATGCTACTACTGGCAATCTTGAACTTAAGAATCTTGACGGGGAATTTGTAATAGGTGATATAATTATTGGTCAAACTTCAGGAGCGAACTATAAAGTCCTTACTATAAATACCAATGATACTGATGATGCATATGCTGATAATATAGATATTCAGACAGAAGCAGATCAGATATTAGATTTTTCTGAGAAAAATCCATTTGGAACTCCTTAAATAGTTAAATAGTCAATACAGGAAAAAATATATGTTTGAATATTTTTATAACGAAATAATTAGAAAAACTGTAATTGGTTTTGGAACTCTTTTTAATGGAATACAAATTCAAAGAAAAGATTCTTCAAATAATGTATTTTCTATTGTAGAAGTTCCAATTGCTTATGGACCAACACAAAAATTCTTGGCAAGGTTAGAGCAATCACCAGACTTAAATAAGCCTGTACAAATAACTCTACCAAGACTTTCTTTTGAAATGGTTGGTCTAAACTATGATCCAACTAGAAAAGTAAATCCAATACAAACATTCGTATCTTCTACAAATAGCGACTCTTCTGATATGAGAGTCACCTATATGCCGGTTCCTTACAATGTATCATTTGAATTGTCTATTATGACAAAAAGTAATGATGATATGCTTCAAATAGTTGAGCAAATAATTCCATATTTCCAACCATCATACACCATATCAATTGATCTTGTTGAGCTGATTGGAGAAAAAAGAGATATTCCAATTACTTTAGATAATATTGTAATGGACGACTCTTATGAGGGAGATTTTACAACAAGAAGAGCTTTAATTTATACTTTAAGATTTACGGCCAAAACTTATATCTTTGGTCCAACTTCTTCTTCTGCAAGCAAAGATATTGTCAAAAAGGTCAGTATTGGATTTGCTGCTGGACGTCCTTCATCTAACCCAACAAGAGATGTTACTTATAGAGTAGATCCTCAAGCAACTAAGAGTTATACAGATAATGTGGTAACTACACTTTCTGAAGATATTAAGTTAGAAACCACAGTCTTTGAAGTTGCAGATGCTTCATCTATTCCAAAAGATTCTTATATTACAATCGACACAGAGACTCTCTATGTAAAATCTAAGAGTTCTAATAAACTAACTGTAAGAAGAGGAGAATATGGAACTCCAATATCACTTCATGTATCTGGATCTTCTATAAGTGCTATAACTTCTTCTGACAATGCTTATGTTGAAGTTGGTGATAATTTTGGATTTGACGATGGGTTTATTTGAACATGAGTAATAAATTTGATGATTTAGATGAAACGTTTAATGTAGAAGAAACTATGACACCAGCAGTAGAAGTTGAAAATGTTAATGTAGAGAGTTCAATCGAAAAATTCGAAAAAATATCTGATGATATTAAAAAAGATTATGAATATAGTAGAGGAAACTTGTATTCTATTATAGAAAAGGGTCAAGAAGCATTAAATGGGGTGATAGAACTTGCCC